AGAAAGGACGTTTCATACTAGCACCAACAGTTTGATCATAAACTGAAGAAGTACCAGCAGGAATCATAACCCCTCTAATAGCATTAGCACTTGCAGCATCGTTAATACCTCCTCTTGTTGCTTTGTCATTTAAGTATCTAAAGTCAGACTTATAAAAGTCATAAGAACCTCTTCTAAATCCAGTGAAACCTAAATTAAGCGCCATGTCTTCAGAGTTATCAAACACTCCATAAGAAGTACCACCAGCTCCGTAAGAGTTCATTGAAGCTAACATATCGTCAATTGCTAGAGAAGTACCTCTGTTAACAAACATCATGTACTCTTCAATAGCACCTTGCTTATCAAACTCAGCAAGTATTGCATCGAACTCAGCTAAATCAGTAGCAGCGTTAACACCAGTAACACCAGTAGTAACATTACCTCTTGATTCAATAGCAGCAAATAAACCTTGAGTACCAGTTGAGTCACCAGCTGATCCTAAGAAATTATCTACAGCATCAGTACCATGAACACCAAGCTCACCCTCTAACATTGCCATTTCAATATAGTCAGTAAAACGAGCTCTAGTATCAGCTTCTGCTTTTAAGTACCATAAGTATCCAGAAGCACCCATTTCAGAAGAAATTTCAACCCAACCAATTCTAGAAGCGTCAGAACCATTAACTTCGTAATAGTCTTTCATTATAATTGGTTTATTTGAAAAAGACTTAAACTCAGATTCGTTAGAACCTCTACGTTCTGTAGCAGCAGCAGCAGCAGAGTTATAAGTAGTTCCTTTTGCAAATTCAGAACCATAAACTAATATAACACAATCAGTTTTTGCATCAGTAATTGCAGAACAGTCAGCTACACCGTAAGGTGCAAGCTCTACAACGTTACCATCAACTTCAGTAACTAAAGCTTTAATAACAGATTCTGGGTTAGCAACGATAACAGTATCGTTAACTCTAACACCGTGTGAACCTGAAGTATAAGTTGCATTTGTGTCAATATGATCAGTAATAGTAACTTTACCACCGTTAAGTGAACCGTTGATATTACCGTTATTATCAGTCATTGTACATGTGTATGAAAGATGTAATCTTCCTTGTTCAGACCAAACGACTTGATCAGCCGTCATAGCCTCTTCAGCTCCAACTTGTGCTAAGAAACCTGAAATAGTTCTTGGTCCGAACACTTCAGCTTCTTTTTCCATTAGATCTGGTACATATTGTTGCGCCCAACCTTGTCCAGCTGTTGACGCTAAGTCTAAGTAGTTTGAAGCAGTAGCTTGCTGGATAGGTCCAGGAGTACTGTTTAACAAACTACCAGGATTTGATATTGCCATAATTTTGTAATTTTAAATTGTTATTTATTGTTTTTAATTTTAAACTTAAAATCAGAAGACGTATTACCTAAAACTTTTACTTTTATTCCACTAGATTCAAACTCACCGTGAGCTTGCCTTGGTTTCATATTAACATTTTTTGCTTTAGCAACACTATTTTTCATAGCGTCAGCTTTACCTTGTTCGTAAAAGTGTTTTGCAATAGCATCTGCGTTCATTGCTGTATATAAAGATTTATGATAACCTGCAGCATCTGATATTTCGTTATTTTCGTTCAAAAACTTTTTGACAAAATTATTAATATCGCTTTGAGTTTCTTTTACTTTGTCAGCATCTTTAACATTAAACCTAAACTTTTTATCTCCAATATTGTATTCAAAACCTTTGAATTTATTGTTAAAAACTTTATCAGTTCTATTTAAAAAAGTTCTAGTTTGTTTTTCTGCTATTTTTTTACTCTCTTCCGACTCCTTGTTGTATCTATTAAAAAAATCTACAGCTTTTTGTTGTTCAGGCGTAAGCTTTGAACCAGCTTTGATTTC